GTCAATATTAAAAATTAAGCTACGTAACGGATTGCTGAAACAGCTTCACCATCTGTATCGCTCATTTGAGCCATAGCCATACGCATACTAGCAACTAGTACACGGCTCTGTGTTTCCACATTGTCGTCTGTGTCAAGACGTAGGCCACGATGGTTACCAACCATAAAGTTACGTGGGTTAACAATAATTGCAGCAACTGCACCAGCTGCAGCACTAGCAAACTCTGCGCTAACGATAACTGGTGTATTACCAACTGAACCAATCTGACCTGTTAATAGTGTGGCGCGATCACCAACTTTATCAACTGTTAGGAAGTTGGCATCTTCTAGTAGCTCATAGTAGCTTTGTGTGTTAACGAACACAACTAGCTCGCTGGGCTCTAGACCCCAATATCCTAGGTCTTTACGTGCAGCTTGAATCTTAGCGGCTGTTAGTCCAGCACCAGCTGTACCAGCAGCAATATCGCTTAGGTCAAGAGTAACCGCACTGCTAGCATCATAAACTGCTAGACCTGTGATAGGATCGCTACCTGCACCGGCTCCAATTAGCATTGCTTTGTCAACGCTCTTAGCCATGCGGCGGATCATTGCATCACGAACAACTGGTAGAATAGCAACTAATGCATCTTCATCTTCTTCAAAAGCAATGTACTCACGTGTGGCTAGCTTGTAGCTGTTGAGTGTTAGCTCTTTTAAGCGATGTGTAGCTGTAGCACCGCTACTGTTGCTTGTACCAAACTGTGCGTTTGTAACCCAGGTTGCATATCCTGCTTCTGGATTTAAGGGCACCTTCATGATTGGGTTAGTCATAGGAACACTACGTAGTGTACCGGCAACTACTAGGCGACGACGTACTTCGTTTTCAATAGTTGTGCTAACTTCTGTTTCCCAGGTTGCGCTCCATAGACGGAACTGACCGCCAGCACCAGCAGGTGTAGCGTTGTTATCACTACTATATTTGGTAACAATGCCGCGACCAAAGTTAGTATCTTCAATGCTCTTGCCTGTGATCTTGCTTAATAGAACGGCACGCTCTTTTTCTGCGTACTCAATACCACCACTCTTGGTATCAGTAAACTGCATGCGGCTCTTTTGAATAGCTTCTAGCTCAGCAGCTTTTTCACGTAGAGCAGTTTCTAATCCCTCTAGGGCACTCTTATGGCTATCAGCTTGCTCGGCTAGGCGCTTTTCAACTTCAGCTAATAGCTTTTCTGCACCTGTGTCAACTGTTTGAACGGCGCTAACAGCAGCCTTAATTTTTGCCTGTAGCTGAGCTTCTTCATCAGCTTTGGCCTTAGCTTCTTGAGCAGCTTTGGCTTGTGCCTCAACAACAGCACGAGCTGTTTGCTCAGCGGCTTTAGCAGCAGCGTCTGCTAACAATTTTTCTAACTCTTTTGGATCCATGTTCCATTCCTTTGTAGTATCGCTATTTGCTTGCGTAGACGGCTCTAGCCCTTTAGCTGATTCCTTAACTTCGGCAAATTGCTGTTTAAATAACTCGAACTCTTCGGCACTATCAAATGCCTTGGCTAAACTAAATAATGTGTTTTGATTTGCAGGTACACTAACTACACTAATTTCATGCAGTTCTAGGTCTTTAATCATAAAGGTTTCGCTGGCCTGCTCATACTCAGCGTCCTTGACCCTAAACCCTATGCTAAACGCACTTAATATTCCTTTTTTGACCAATTTATACACATCGCCAACTTCACTGGGAATCTGTGCTTTAATCCACAGTCCGCGCTCATCAGCCTTGTAATCAATCATTTTGCCAATTGGCATTTGGTGATTATGATATGCTAAGATTATTGGATTTTTCAGGTAGTTTGACATACCTGTTTTCCAAACTCCTGCTGGAACTACATCGCCTTGACGATCCCGATCATTAGTTGAAGCATAACCTTCAATTATAATACTGTCATCGTCCTCGCCGGCAGCCTTGGCAGTAAACTTGCTGTCAAAATAGAGTACTTTGTTTTTTATATCCATCTTACTCCTCTTAGTTGCTAGGCCTACCACCCTCTGATGGATTGGCTGCTGAACCTGCAATGTTAGCAGGTATTCTTAGGGTATCATTTCCTGTAATAGTAGGATACCGTAATTCTATACGGGCTTCGTTAGGAGTTATAACGCCGCCGTTAACTAGTGTGCTATGATAAGCTGCTACGTCTTTTAATTCTGGCTGTAGTGCTGATACGTTATTGGTTACTTCTGCCACGTCATATCCAAAATATCTTTCCACTGCGGAAACATATAACCTAACGATTGGCAGTACAGTTTCCAGGTAAAATAGTTTAAGATTAGGGGCAATGTTAGCATTGTTACCACCACTCAATAATATAGGCGGTACACCTACAGTTGTCATTACGCGCTCGCTGTGACGTGCAATAGCTTTGTCAAAGTCTAGGTCTTGAAAGTCATTGTCCTGCAATTTAACAGGCTTTAACCCACTATCTAGGATAATTGGGCGACGTCCACCACTGCGCGGATTATATCGCTGTGCCCAGTACTGATAGGTTTTTTCCTTGGCAGCTTGTGATAGTGTATTTTCTGTGGTTAGTGCCATGCCAAATATAGCACCATTTTTAAAGAAGTTTTGCTGAAACTCGTGCATGTTCCACAATGTATCTATACTTTGACGCGCAGCCGATAGTCTGCTCTGCCCGCGATAAATACTCTCCGAATTCACATCACGAAAGTAGAATACTTCATTTTCACGAAATAAGATTTCGCCATTATACTTGTAGCCGCTAATAAACGTTTTGCTATCAGTTAAGATCTCCACATTTTCTGCTGGCAGGTGATACATAAATGTACCATCAAAATGCACAAAGGCATTACCATCTAGGAGGAAATCTGTGAATAAACTGCGGCGAAACTCCTGTGCACTCTGATAGGGATTTGGTCTAAAGTTAAGTAGAGTATTTAAGCTCTTTTGACGTAGTCCAACTACTACACCTTCATGTTGCTTGTCTTTTATATCATAGTCAAGGCTAGCGCAAGCGGCAACTACCTTGTTAACACTAGTGTTTACACAGTCTATATCACGAAAGTAGTATCTATAGCTTATAGGTTGTGTGCTGCCTACACTACTACCTTCTGACTCACTAATGCGCGGTTGAGCAGGATTTAGTTTTTCAACCACCCACTCACGTAATCTTTCCATTCTGCTCATACCCACTCCTAGGTAAAACGGCTAAAAAATCCACCAGTCTTCTCTACCACTAACCCAGAAGCCTTAGACTTCTGCGTTTCAATCCAAGTACGCTGTTTAGGTACACTGCTGATAGTAGGAATTTTACCATAAACACTATGCAGCATTACATGATGGCGATTACAGAGTGTGTAAACCAATTCATATAACTCATGATAGTGCTC